ATCAAGATATAAGAAACTATAAGGGGCATCTCCAATTGCTTTATTATATAATTCCATAAAAATATTGGGAAACATATCTCCATATTCTTCAGCTATTTTTTCTAATTCTTTTTGATTTTGTTGTTTCATGATAATCACATCAGTAGCATTATTACGAATCAAACCACTAACAGCTCTAAATGATTGAGTTGTAAAAGCAAGTAAACCAATTCCATAATGTCTAAATCTTGTTGCTAAAAATGAAACAGCATTATTTTTCTTAAAATCTTTTGTAAGAATATCATCTAAAACCATAGCAACAGTTGGTCTCTCAAAATCTTCATATTTCTTTTGAGCTTCTATAATATCAGTAATCATTTCATCGGTGTAATGGTCTTCACAATCAAAATATTTATTCATTAATTTACCCTTGGGGTCAGCATTTAATGTATTACTAATAATTTTCACTATATCGAATTTATCCTTATACATATCGGGGTTACACAATAAATTTACAAGTAAATTACTTTTACCTTGTTTTACTGAACCAACTATCAAAAGTAAGGATGGTGGTTGAGGTAAGTGAGGGTGAATATCACTAAATCTATCATCGGGGTCGGGGTCTTTTACTTTAAATACCTTTGGTGGTGATTTCTCCATTTATATAAGTATAATATATAATTTTTTAATATTTTAAATTATATAAATGAACCAGCATTTCTACATCAATTTAGAACACAGAAAAGAAAGAGATTTAATTACAAGACAAGAGCTTAAAAAACTTGGAATCAAAAAACCAAATAGATTTAATGCTATTACTCACGAAATTCCATTAGTAGGTTGTGCGAGATCACATATAGCTGTTTTAGAAAAAGCAAAAGAATTAAATTGGGATTATGTTATTATCTTCGAGGATGATATTAAAATAGAAGGAAAAAAATCAGTAATCCAAAAATTTAATAAATATATAAAAAAAGATTTTTGGGATGTTTTATATTTTGGATGTTGGAATTATTTACCACCCGAAAAAGTAAGTAATGATTTAGCAAAAGTTGTTCGTGCTGTATGCTTACACGCATATGTAGTAAAACAACATTATTATGATACATTAATTAATCATCTTAAAGAAAGTGTAGAATTAAAATTAGTGAATGATGTAAGAGAAAATAATAATGATGAATATATTTATACCTTACAAAAAAAAGATAATTGGTTTACATTATTACCAATACAAGTAACTCAAAGAGATGGATGGTCAGATAATTTTAAAGAATTTAGACCTTATAGTGAAAGGATTAAATTTGTGCCTCAACAACCATCTTAATAAATTCAGTTGTTTTTTCATCAAAAGAAATATTTTTAGAATCAAGTTTCATATTTTCATCTTTAAATTTCTCTTTATCAATTGTATTTTTCCCGTGAACCACAGCAGTCATATTATATAATGGGTTAGTTACTGATATAGTTTTTAATTTACAAGAGTGGGTCAATCCTAGACCCTCTGCTTGATTACAATTGATAAAACCCTTAGTTTTATTATACCAAGTTTTAGTCATCATTAAAGTGGCTTCGTGAATTAGTTTTTTATTATCCCCACAATCAAGAGCATAGAAATCATCTTTTGTATATGGTGGATAAATAAAGACCATTTTATTACAGCCAACGCAACCCGAGTTATTTTTTTTTAGTGTATCAAATGAATGTGATATATATGTTGGTTCATATAAATCATCATCGTCCATAAATACAACTATATTATTGTTTGCGTTTTGTATTAGTTTATGTCTTTTTTCACCTATACTTAATCTTGTTTTATTTCGTATATACTTTAATTTTATGGGTTTAATAGCTGAACTAAATTCTTCATAGTTTTGTATGAGTGGCTCATCACCATCATCGTGAATCACAACTTGTAATAATTTATGTGGATATTCTTGTATCAATAGATTTCTAAAAATAAAGGGTAAAAAGTTTCTTCGATTGTATGTTGGTATCAAGATTGATATTTTCGGCAAATTACTCATATATTATTATTTAGATTTTATTTTTATTTTTTTTAATTTAACCCCAAAACCAACCTTTTGATATTTCTTCTTCTTTAGCTTCTTTTTGTTTAATGTAATCTTTAATGATTGATATATCAGCTTTTATACTTATTAGATCCGTTTTCATTTTATTAATGCTTTGATTGATTACGTGAACTTCATTTTTCACCTTCTCAATAGGTTTTTCTACAAACGGATTAGAATAATCACTCATATATTTTATGAAAATATTAAAATCAAAATTAAAAAATAATTAAATATTAAAATGAATTCTATAACACCGAGACCCTTACCCGAAAACATAGATGAATGGTCAGATGAAATAGAGGAGCTATTAAGTGAATGGGGTGAAGTCAGTATGTGTTATGCTTATCTTCATAATTATAGCACAAGGAAATATAAGAAGAAATATCAACATTTACAAATTCCAATTATTGTTTTATCTACATTAACTGGTGTTGGTAATTTTGCTGTTGATAGTTATATTCCCGAAGATTATCAACACGGGTTTACTGCTGTTGTTGGTGGTTTTAATATATTTTGTGGAATACTAGGAACATTAGGGTCATTCTTAAAATATGCTGAAACATTCGAAGGTCATAGGATTTCAGCATTAGCTTGGTCAAAACTTGGAAGAGCAATTGAGATAGAATTATCATTACATGAAAAAAAGAGAAAACCTTGTAGAGATTTCCTCAAAATATGTAGAGCTGAATATGATAATTTATTAGAATCATCACCTAATATTGATTTGGATATTATTACTATGTTTAATAAGAAATTTGAGGATACATATCCAAATGTTAGAAAGCCAATAATATGTAATGGTCTCAAAGAAATTAAACCTTATAAAAATCATAGTATTGTTAAAGAGCAAGAAGAAGAACCCGCAAGCGAACCCCACTCGGTGCCCGAACCCGAACCCGAAACAAGTATTAATCTAAATGGGTCAATTTTAGACCCATCGGTCAAATTAGACCCATAGATAATTCATTTTATATAGACCCATTTTAGGTCATGGGTCAATTTTAGACCCATATAGATTATTACCATTTTTGTATAAAATAGAAGTCAATTAATTGTAAAATAAAATAAAAAATAATAAATTGTAGAAATTTTTTTCTTGATTAATACTATAAAGATGAGTTTTATGCCCGAAGTCAAAATGGATTTTATTCCCGATGATATGAGTGATGAAGAATCAATAAATATTGATGAATTTAATGAAGATAAAGATAAGACACAAGAAGAGATAGAAGAAGCTAAAGAAGCTAATATCGATGAAGAAGAAACACCACAAAAAATACCAAAGGCTAAATCAAAGAGAGATGAAATGAATATTAATGAGATATTTAATATGCCCGAAGCCATACCACCACCTAATGTAAAACTAACTAAAAAAGGTAAACCGAGAAAGAAGCGTCCTCCCATGACTGAAGAACATAAAGCAAAACTTGCTAAAGCAAGAGAAAAGGCTATGGAAGCAAGGAAACAAAAAGCCCAAGAAAAGAAAGAAGCAAAAGCATTAGAAAAAGAAGAAAAAGAACTCTTAAAAAAACAAAAAGTAAAAAGAGTTAAAAAATTAAAAGAAGAAGTAGAAAATAATGAAGAAGGAACAATTTTAGACCCACCTAAAAAAGAACAATCATTTTCTAAAAAAGATTTAGAAGAAGCACAATTAGAAGCAATTATGAAATATGAAACAATTAGAAAACAAAGAAAGAAAGAGAAACAAGAAAAACAAAAGAAAGATGCTGAAGAAGAGGCTATAAGACAACAATTAAGAAGAGCTGTTGCTCCTCCTCAAGAATATAATCCGTTTAGTGGATGTTACTAAGTTAAATTAAATTTTTTTTTATATTGTTTAATATTAGTTTTTAATGCCGCCGATTGCCCCCATAGTATATAATAACTTAAATAACCCGCAGACATATAATCACCCTTCTCTAAGTCTTTTTTATGACGAGCTCTGTATTTACTTCTTCGCTCTTTGTCTTTGTGTTGGGTATAATCTTCATAGCGTGAATCACCGAATTGGGTCGTTTTTATCTTCTTACCTTGGTCATCATAAAAAATAGCTTTTAATTTCTTATTTTTTGCCGTTCCTTTTTCGACAACCATTTTTATCATAGTTTATTTAATATGATAAATATAAAAAATTTACATTACAAAAATTACTTTAAACTACAAAAACCATCTTCATCTTCTTCTACTTCATAATCACTTTCACTACTTGCTGAACCTTCACTTTCACTATATTTATCTTTTCTAACATATTTAGGTGGTTTATAATCTTCATCTACTTTAACATTATCTTTAAATTCAGCGATTAAATCGGGACGACCAACCATAGCTAAAGAACTAATAATTTCTTCATAAGTAACTTGATCCATTTATATATATACTTTAGAAAATTATTCTAGATATTTTTCCGAAATTTCACTTTCAGTTAATGATTCTTCTTTTAATGATTTCATCAATTCTTCACAAGTCCATTCTTGTTTAAAATTACAAGCTAAAAAATGGGAAGCCCAACAATCATCTTCCCAGCCTTCAGTAATACCCCAATCTTCAGAACAAAATTTTTCATATTCTTCTTCAGTCCAAGCGGAATAGATACTCATAACCATTTTATATATTATCAATATAATTTAATTTAAATTTATTTTTTTTGTTTTTTTTCTTTATTTTTATCTCCACCCTCAAGTATTTCTTCTATCAAGCCTACGGGTGTTTTTTTTATTTTTGTAATCTTATAAATAACAGCACTTGTTTTATCTACATTTGCGTATTCACCATCACTATCATGAATAGATGTTGTTATATCAGCAATCATAGTAGGTTTTGTAACAGTAAATTGTATATCACTTGGATTACCTAAGAAATAATCACTTGCTCCCGAATATTTATCAACTATCGATATAATTGGTAAATTTGCTCCAGTTGGATTTCCACCAATAGCTGTTGCTCCTTCTAAAATATTACTTCTTATTGTATAATAAGGTCTCAATACACTCTTTTGTATATCAGTTGCTGAAATAGTTGTGCTTTCGGTTAAAACATCAACTTGATTCCATAATTCTAAAGGTTTAGCATTTGATGGGGTAAAACTCGGACTACCAGCCGAATATACAAATTCATCATTACCACCAGTATTTATTGCTGTATAGCCGGGGATACAAGTTGGGTAAGGTAATGAATTATAATACATAACAGCACCAAATTGATTAGTTACATAATTTTTAGTATCAGTTTGGACGACCTCAGCATTTGTAGTTGGTCTATATAATAAATTACTATTTTCATTATCAACTCTTTTAGTTAATACATTTTTAGATGTAGCTGGGGCATTCACAGCATTATAATCAAAACCTAAAATATCCCATAAATTATCTTCCCAATTATCTTCATCAAAACCCCAATCTTCTATGTATATTCCTCCATGAGAATCAAAAATTTTATAAGCTTCTATATTAAGATTGTAACCATCATATCTTATTGTGTTTTCACCAGTTTTATCAAAATTTGTTATTAAATCTTTAGCAGTTTCGGGGTAAGGCTGAACTCTATATGCTTGATTATATCTTGTATATGGTTTAAAAGTTGGACTATAACCAAATTGAGGAGGTCTTGGGTTAATTTTATAAACTGTACTCCCAGCTTCTTGATTTTTTTCTGCTGGTTTAATTAATCTTTCTGTTGTTCTATTACTTGGTGTTAAACTCTCACTATTTACTGCCGAACTTGGATTACCCGCTGTCGCTTTATTACCAATATTATTACCAGTGTGAAATCTAGAAAGCTCAAATCTATTTGTTGTTGTATTATAATTAATTGCTGGATTATTAGCACCAATATAACTCATAGTCATATATGGATTTAAATCTGTCATATGTGTTTGTGTTCCCGTGCTTCTAATATGATTTATTTGTGTTGGGTAAGCAAAAATTGTATCATTAGCATCTGTCCCATCATTTTGAGTTGCGGCTACACCAATATCAGTATTACCATATCCACTATATGGTGTAATTATAGCAGTAGAATATGCTGTAGAATGAAAATCAAAACCAATTTTTCTACCTTGATTGATACTTGCTGTAGTTCCAACTACTTCACTAAATAATCTTCTTGGTGTTCCACCAACATTATCATTAGTTATTCCAATTAAATAAACAACTTTATCGAATGTTCCATCTGCTAAATAATTATCAAATGCTACTGGATAAGCAAAACCATAACTTAAACCATCATCAAAAATACTTGTAAATTCTTGAGGTGATACAAATTTTTCTCTTGTATCATCAGTATATCTAAAAAATACTGGCTGTGTAGACATTTCTATATTATTCGGTGGTGCTCGTAAAGTAAAAGCATCATCACCAAAAGCATCATTTCTTGGTGAAGCACTAACAGAAGTGCTATATTTATTCATGTGAAAAAATCTAGAATTATCAATTGTTGGCTGAATTCTTGGGAATGTAACCGCAGTATCACTATAAGCATGAGTATCTTGTAAATCATCCCATAGTTCGGGATATAATGCTTGTGAATCAAATAAATCTCTTATATATCCAAGTGTTTCTTCATTATATAAAACACCTAAAGTAAATGAAGAGTTATGATTATTAACTTGAGCGTTTGGTATTGAGACAGTATTTATTGTACTAAAACCAAAATCTTTTGATGCTGATGTAGAAATTAGATTACCAAATTCATCATATAAAGTTGGTTGATTAGCTGTATTATTTATTTTTTCGTGTAATCTTCTACCCATCTCAAAAATTTCGGGTCTTTTAACACCTATGTAACCAAATGTAGCAATATAATCAACTGCGTCTTGGTTGAGAACATCAAATTCTTCTACTGGTAAATCTTGAGCTATATAAGCATCATAAGTTGTTTTAGAAAAATTATAAACATTTTGAGCATTAATGGGTTTAAATGTATTTGTCTCAATAGTTTTTGTTAATGGTCTAACAAAATTATCGTGATCTAAAATCTCAAAAATATCTTCATTTTTAGTTTCAGTTAATTGTTGGGTAATTTGGTCTGCTACGGCTGAAGGTGTATTAAATCCTTTATTCACTTCTATAATTAATTTTTCTCTTACTCTATAGTATGTAGCTTCACTAAAAATACCATTATGATTCACACTTGGGAATTGTTCCCTATCATTTGTAGCACCCACACTATAAGCAATTTTATCTTTAATAAATAATGTATATCTTGTATTATCTATCTTTTGTTTAAAAAAATGTAAATCAGTTGGGTCTTCTCTTTTTCTATAATCAGCAAAACAAGGACAATCAGTATTTGTAGTTAATCGTAGAAGTGGTAATCCTTCTGCTTCACTATCTCTATTAGTAAAAGCTTCGGGTGTATTTCTATTCACATTTCCTCTAATCATAAGATTACTTGTGTATCTTCTCGGATGTTGGATATAATTTGGATATTCATTATTAGTAATAAAATAACCAATAACTAATGGTGCTAAATTATCTCTTAAATCAACTGTATCATTATCAACTTCATTTGTTGTAATACTTCTATAATAACCCAATCGATATTTAGGGTCATAAGTATTAGATTTTTTATAATAATAATCATCATATTGTATATTAGTATAAGTAGCAACTGAATTTGACCCACGACTTGCCCCTTTAAATTCTATTGTTTGTGGATTACCAGCTCCAACTTCATTAATGAATGCTCTTTCTAGACTAACTTTATCACCAATATCAAGCCTAATAGTTTCATTTAAAGGGTTAGTAAATACCGCTGGGTTGCTGTCATTACCAGTTCTACTCTCAACTGAAGCAAGTCGGTTACAATTGATAAGTTTTGTATCGACATATTCACTCATTTATATTATGAGTATATAAAAAAAGATAAGATAAAAAAACTAACTATTATCTCTTATAGAGCAAAACCTTTATCGGTGAGTATTTTACATTTCTCCTCGTGCTTCTCTTTAAAAATATCAAGCTTATTATTCTTTTTATAATAATTATATAATGTTCTTGCTTTTATAAATTCTTTATTATCTTGATATTGATTTCCTTTCATTTCCTTACCAACCTTATGATAATGATTCTTTGCTCTTTCTCTATTCTTCTTCTTAAATTCTTCACTATGTTTACTAACTTCATGATAGTATTTATTTTCTCTTTCTCTCTTTTTTTTGTAATCAGTTAATATTTTATCAATTTGTTTTTCAGTTAAATCCATTATTTATAATTATACATAGAAAATTATTTTTAAATTAATTATATTCTATGATGGGTCAAAATCTTTTAAAAGATTTTCATCTAACCCCATTCGGGGTTAGGTCAATTTTAGACCCTTGACCCAAAATGGGTCTATATGTAATCAATTCTATATGGGTCTATTTTAGGTCATAGGTCAATTTTAGACCCATCACTCTAACCAAAGAATATCTCTTGGTAAATTCATTTTGTAACAATAAAATAAACAATCAAAAGTATTATTATGTTTCTCCCAATCTTTATATATTGTATTTGTTTCTTTATCATATCTTTTAAATTTAATTCTTTTTTTAGGGATTATTATTTGTAGATTTTCTTTTGCTATTCTTGTATAATTATAACATAAGGTTGATACGGGCATAATTAAAATAAAAGGTTTATCTAATTCTACTAATCTTGCTATTACTTGTTTTTTATTCTCAAATGGTGGGTTACTTACAACTATATCACCAAGATTATTCTCAAAAAAATCAACATTTTTATGAATCACATCAAAACCCTTTGATTGTAAATATTTACCACTTTCACCATCACCATAAAAAGCCTCCCATATTACTTTATCTTTTGGTATAAAATCTATAATCCAATCCCATACATAATCGGGGGTCATAAAATCATTCATTTTTGAGGGGTTATAATCTTTATAAGTAGCCATTATTAATATATATATTATTACAATATATTTTATTTCTTTTGAGGACGTATATGAAAACACACAATTGTTTTACCACTCAAAGCCGTACATAATGTTTCATTATCATAAACAATATCAACATCGAATGAATTTATTAATAGTTCATCAGTATTATTTAATGCTAAATATGTTTTTTCATGAGGCTCAAAATATAAACCACCAGTTTCATTACCACTATTATCAAAACGAGGTAAATGAGCTATAATTTTAGAATTTGTTCCTTGTCTTGCGTTCACACTATTTTGAGTAAAATTATTTAATCTAATGAATAATGAAATATTTGATACAAGCTGGGGAACAGTAGAACTTTCATTTGTAGAAGCTATATTTGTAACAGTAGGTCTTGATACTGGATCACCAACAAAACCTAATGTAAATTGAGTATTACATTCATTAGTTGATGTTCCATAAGCAGCACTTTTTGCCGTAATAATTAGTGATTTATAACCATCCATACCACCCGAAGCATTTACACGTTTTGGTGCTAATAATCCATTTGCTGCTACTCCGTGATTAGTTGTTGTGCGACTGAAATTATTCCAATCTCTCATCTCTAATTTCTTACAAAAGATTGTTTCATTATATTCTTGAGACCAACCCCACCAATCATAATTATGATATTTTGTAAAATCAAATTCGGGGTAATTTGTATAATGGTCAATACTTTCTAATTCTATTTCTTGAGCCACGTGAGCACCTCCTCCACGCCTAGCAGCAGAGCATACTGGATACATAGCCCATTTAGCAGCATTCACGGGATTTAGACATTGATTTTTCACAGCACCCGCAGCCCTCAAAGTTGTATAATCACATAGTAAAACAGTTCCACCATCACCCGCAATAAGTTCTATCTTGATTTCTTCATTAGTTAAAGTAAATTTAACCTTTTTATAATCATCAGCATTAGTATCTATATCATAAACAGCACCAAAATTAGCATTATGAGCTCCATAATATATAACTTCATTCATGTAAATTCCGTCTCCAATTCCAGCTGCTGTTCTTGCTCCCGATTGATAAACCCTTAATTGATTTCCAAATCTAATAACACATATATCAGCGTAAACATATTGACCTCTCGGATAAATGGGATTTTTCAGTAGTGCCGATGTTGGTGTATCATCAAAATAATTAGGTAAATAGTCAAAATCACCAGCATCACCCGAAGCCCTTTCTCTACTAATTCTTGATAACCCAACCATCCAATTGGGATTTACACCAGTTTGAGCATCACTAAAATTAAATGTACAAGTTCCTTCATTTTGAGAAATAGGATATTCTCTATTTTGGACATAAAAACCTCTTACATCACTACTTGTTACTTTTCCCGCAGCTTGTGTAAAATTATATGATTCATTTTTAGATATATCAGTAAACTCTATATCAGCAGCATTTCTTGTTATTTTAAGTGTTTGCTGTGTAGTAACAAATTTAAAACCCTTAAATGAAGCAGTAGTAGCATCATAAAGTGGGTCAACAGCAACACTAGTTGTATCTTCACCAGTAATTAATGATGGATGGAATGCTGCTTCATCTAATCCATTTTTGATTTCATTCGCCATATCATCGATATTCACTTCATTTTTTTTATCCCCAGCTCTAAAAGCTTCACCCGCACCAATTACAGCTCTAAATGGTTGAGTGGTAGAATTCTCAATACTATCATTATGTAAATCTTCTATAGGTGTTCCAAAATAATGACAAAATCCACTATTAGTTCTATCAAGAATAAATAAACCATTTTTATTTATTTTTGCTGATTGTAAAGCTATTTCACTCATGGGTGGAATTCTCATAGTATTAAGTAATCTATTTTGATAAGAGAAGGGTTTAAAAACATTAGAAAACGCTGGGTCATCTTCAGTTCCTATATTGGATGTAACAACTAAACTCATTTTATATATATATATATTGATATTATTTTTATAAAATAAATAAATCAAAAAAAATATTAAATTTATATATATATGCCTAAAAAAAGTGTGAAAGTGAAACAAGTGAGTGATCATAATAAAATACAAATTGATATTAAAAAGAATCTTGATGATGAAAAAAAAATAAGACCCGAGAAGGTTTTTGATGGCTATAAATCAACAACAAAAAAAACAACAAAAAAAACAACAAAAAAGAAATAAAAATATTAAGTATTTAATTTTCGCGATTTTTAAATATGGGTCAATAATAGACCTTGAGACATAAATAGCATGTTACTCTCTAATTACTATATGGGTTTATTTTAGGTCAAGGGTCAATTTTAGACCTATGGGTCAATTATGGGTCAAAGGTATTTAAAGATTATTTTCTATGTATAATTATAGAATACAAATGACTATTGTCCCAAAAGCAATTAAATTTCATTATCATTTAACTGAGCAAGAAGTAAGAGCATATTACAGCTTAAAACCTCTTGATGAAGATTATAGTGTATATGAAAAAAGATTAGTTAGAACTCTTAATGATTATTTAGAATCCAAAGATTTTCCAAGTAATAATGCTAAATTATGCTACAAGAAACAATTAAAAAAGATGATTAAAGATAATAAAACTGATACTCCAAAGTTTGAGGCTTTTAATATGTGGAGATTAAAAAAAATAGAACAACATATTTCTAAATGTAAGTCTTACAGATTACAACAAGAGGGAAAAGCAGATGTTCCTATCAAGAAAGCAAAACAAGAAATCGATGATAAATTACCAAAGATTAATGAATATGCCGCTAAAAATAATAAGTTAATTGCTGAAATTGCTGAACTTAAAAAACAATTACAAGAAAAAGATGAAATTATTAAGGAAAAACAAAATGAAGTGGATTTCCTTTTAGCTGAAAATTCTAAAATGAAATATATGCCTCACGGAGTAGAAGAAGAAAAACCTAAACAAATTCATGAAATAAAAGAATGTTTAATTGAGAGTAGTGAAGAAGAAGAAGAAGTTGTAGAAGAAGAAGAAGTTGTAGAAGAAGAAGAAAGTGAAGAAGAAGAAGAAGAAATTTATGTGGATGTTATTGACGCAGTAAACTATTTAGTTTCTTCGGTAATTAGGAAACAAGAAGAAGAAGAAGAAGAAGAAAAACCCAAAGATATTTATGGTAATGAACCAACTCATATTAATGAAAACAATTGTGAAAGTGAAGAAGAAGATGAAGATGAAGCTGAAAATGAAAGTGAAAGTGAAGAAGAAGATGAAGATGAAGCTGAAAATGAAAGTGAAAGTGAAGAAGAAGATGAAGATGAAGATAAAGCAGACGAGAGAAAACCTTACGACCACAGAGAATTTTGGAAAATTAGAGATGATTTTTATTATAAAATCAAGTTAGAAACTGAACCATATTATCAAGAATATTTAGAATTATCTAAAGATGAAAGCGATGAAAAAGAACTTAAATCTATTAAAGATGATATTCGTGATAAATTTATAAAAGAAATTGTTGAGCCTAGAATAATAGAATTAGAAAAATATCTTGTTATCCCAGCTAATATCCGTGAAGATATAACTTGGGGTGCGAGTGAAAGACTTACTGATAGAATTTATTATTAGTAACCAAATTTAAGTTTAATTTTTTCATAAGCTTCTTGTATTTTTATAAAAAAAGATGGATCACCTCCTTTATCGGGATGATGCTCTAATATTAATTTTCTGTATTGTTTTTTAAAATCATCTTTTGATGATGATTTCTTTATTTTAAAAATGGGGTGAATATCATCAGTTGATTCATATTCACCCTTTGTAAAATTAGTTGATTGAGGTTCATAGTCTTCATGATCAAATTCACCCTCGAATAACCTTTTTTTAAAATCTTCCTCAAATTCTTTTCTTCGTTGAGACCAAGATTTTTCTCTATAAAATTCATCTAATTCTCTTTTTCTTCTTTCTTGTGGAGTTTCCATATTATAAGGATATTCACGCTCAGCTCTAGGTTTAGGTGGTTTTTCTTTTACTACATCTCCTTCTCTCGTAGCCCACCAAAGTGGATATGGATTAGCCCCACCTTTTCCCATCAATAATTAATATCTTATATTTTAATTCAGATTAAATTTAAAAAATTTAAACATAATCTATTATTATACTCATTTAAGAATCTAATTATAGGCGATAATCCACTATTTTACCCTTTTAAGTGCTAAAATGACTTAAAAAATAGTATAAATTTTAAAATTTATGTCTTTTTTAAGTGTATTTTTCTATTTAAGTGGTATAATAATAGATTAATACTTAAAAAATATAATATCTATACTTAATATATAGAGAAAATGACTATTTATAATGGATGCGATGGCTCATTAAATTTATATTACAAAGGATTACTTATTAGCTCCTTCGCATTAACTAAAAATAAAACTTTTGATGTATATAAATATCAAGGAGAACATTTTATCTTAACATCTATGAAAGAAAATATTAATATAAAACAAATTATCTATACTTGTACTTATTTTTGTAATTTAATATATACAAGAAAGAAAAATAAACAAGCTATAAGAAAAAGCGACCATGAATTATTCCTTGGAACTTTATTCGCTTTAATGAAATTAAAAATAATTGAGAATGATGAATCAAATGGTTATTTAATTATGCCTCGTAAGAAATAGGTTCTATATCTACACCTATGTAATTTCTATTTAATAATTCACATCTTTTTCCTACAATTGTATTATGAGCCGTCATATCTAATATTGTATCTTCTTCATTACTATATGTTTTGATAAAATAATCTATCATATCATCACATCTTGTAATCCCATTACCTTTTCCTTTTCTAATTGGATATTCTAATAATGTTGTAGGATGTCTTCCTTTGTGTCCTTCTTGTTTGAGTATTACATTATCTTTATTTACACCAGCTTCACCCCAATAAGCATTTTGTCCTCCATACTTAACATTTCTTTTTGGATGATATTCATCTCCAACCATTTGAGGATTATATGTTCCTTTTTTTTTATAATAAATAAATACATCTTCCATTATTCTTAATGGTTGATATTTAGCTGTTAAAAATCCCGTGCTATTATTTTTTAACCAATTATAATTATATTTTGGTTTTTCATACTTTAATAATTCATAACTGAAAGGTATTGCTGAATGTAACGCAATTATTCCAGTTGGTTTTAAAACTCTCCACATCTCGGGAAATAATTCATCCCATCTTAATGAACTATCCCATTTAGCTTTTGTTGTAGCAAATGGTGGGTCAGTATAAATAAAATCTATACTATTGTCTTCTATTATTTTTATAACTTCATGAATATCACCTTGTTTATATTCTATCATTATATTAAAACTTAACATTATATTTTTTTGTAATATCCTTATCTATTTTTCTAGCATTACCTCCAAGTATATAACTATACACACGACTATAAGCCCAACTCTGTGGAGTTTGATTTGGTCTAGATCCAGCACTATAATATGCTCCTTCACCTTTCTTAAAAACTTCATCTATAGCTTTAAAAGGAATTCCAGTTACTTTTGCTATATTTCTTTTAGTTCTACCACCTTTCATTTTATCTAATTCTTTTCCATACTTTTTATTAAATTTAACTGTCCAACTCGATTTTTTAGATTCTACTTTTGTTTTAGGTCTAAATGTTCCCTCAAATATACTTTTAATTTGTTTCCTTCTATCAGCACCTTTTAAACCTTCTACATATGTTTTAGGAACATTTTTAGTTTGTCCTTTATAAGTTATTTTAACTTTCTCCACCATCTTTATCATCTAAAAGATTTTTTAATGGTTTAATAAATTTTTGTTTTATATCAACACAATCATCTATCTCTTGTTTTCCTCTATCCCATCGCCCTCGTTTACATATCTCAAATTCACTACTTCTATGTTCCCAGCCAAAAATACCATCATTACAACGCCATAAATAAAAAATTCTTAAATGAGGACATTTCTTTAAAATTTCATCACCCTTCTTTAATTTATTTTCACCAAAGAATAAACTACAATATTGATTATGTTTTATTCTTCTTGTTTTCATCTCAATAAAATAATTATCATTATATTTATCAAACTCATAATATTCACCCATCTCGGGATTAAGCTTTGATTTCATTAATTTACCAAATACACTTTCTAGATATTCGTGTGATTGTTCTTCACTTAAGAATCCAAACTTTAAATCTTTGTTTAATTTCTTATAATCCATCTTTATACTTATAACATAGAAAATAATTTTGATTAAAACGCATTATGGGTCTAAAATTGACCCTTGACCTAAAATAGACCCATAGAGAATTGATTACATATAGACCCATTTTGGGTCTAAGGTCTAAAATTGACCCATCAATCAAAATTGAGTATTATTGGATTTTCTTTAGTAGCTCTTGTTATAGTTAGTTGATACATTATTTGTTGTTTAATAAATTTATTATTGTTTAATTCTTCTTCTACTTCTGCGGTAATTACTGGATTTATATGATTTTTACAATAAATACTATTGTTATACATTCTACAAGCTCGACGAACACTTGGTAAATCACCCCACATATAAATAGACATAATATCATTATAAGGTTCTTCACAATTTGTATATGTTGCCCCATCAAAAATATAATCATTTTTTGCCCATTTTATTATTCTTTTAGCCTTAAACATTATTTCACTTTTTTGTTGTGTATTTGGTCTCTGTTTTGGTGAACTATTTTTAAGATAATCTTTTAATTCACTAACATTATTAATCTTACTATTATAAACAAAATCATCAATATATGATTCTATATTCTTCACTATATTTCCTTTACTCAATTTATCATCTATTGTTACTCCATGCTTTTTAAACAAATTCACAATATCCTTCTTTGAGTGAGATTTATCAACTAACATTTTATAATTTAAATGATATTTTTTTTTTATCTAATATACTTATAAGAATGCCTCCTAAAATGAAAATTCCCGAAGGTGAAATGAAAATGCCCGAGTTAAAAAGATTAATTAAAAAATATGATGAAACTATGGGTATAGACCCAAAAGGTAAGAATAGAGATGAATTGATAGCTGAAATACAAAAGGCTGGGTACAAGTTAGATCATAAGAATAAAAAACTTGTAGCTACATTTAAACAAAAAACGAAGAAAATGCCTAAAAAGGTTGATATGCCCGAAGCACCACCCAAGAAAGCCAAGAAAACTAAAGGTCAAAAAGATAAAGAAATGAGAGAAAAAGTAATTAAATTTATTATAGAAAATCGTGATATTTTAGATGATGAAAGACTAAAATAAATTATTCTTTTGCTTCTTTAACATAAGTATCTAATGCTACTGCCTTACTATGACCCATTACCTTATTATCTTTTTCCAACTCCTTTTTCATGTCGCCATATTTTGATGATAAATAAATTTTTCTTAATAGAGTTGTGCTGATTGATTTACCCATATATTTTTGTGAATATTTGAGTAGAACCTTACTTAATTCAGTTCTAGTT